GTTGTATCAGTTTCATATAGTTCTATGCGAGGTGCTGTACCTGTTATAGTAACTAAACCACCTAAAGATGAAGTACCATCAGTAGTCAAACCGTCGCTTACAACAGTGCCTGTAACGTCGATGCCTGTGGAGGTTGTGGCTAGTTTTTCTGCCCCCGCATAAAACAACGAAACTTTGTTACCTCGTTGCATATACATATAGTTATCACCAGAGGTGCCGTCTTCGATTGTTACCGCATCTCTTGCCTGTATAACTAACTCACCAGTTCCTACTTCAGAAATGTAGCTATTAGACCCATCATGAAAAATCTGTAGGTCAGAGCTAGCACCGAAGACAGCCTTGTCGTTGTCGCCAAAAGACACGTCTGCTGTAGTCGCAAGACCTGCAAAGGTTGGAGTGTCAGTAGTAGCTACGCCTTGATCCAAAGCCTTGACAGCAGTAATGTTAGTCAACTCACTGTCCATTAACGCACCAGCGGCAGTAACGTTAGTTGTGTCCGTTACGTCTGCTAAGGCTTCGATACCGTCAAGTTTGCTGTGGTCAGCATCGGTAAATACATTGGAGTCTGTAGCGGCTTCTACTGCGGCTCTGATCTCAGCGTTGGTTTGGTCGCCTGTAGCGCCTGCTTCTATGCCGTCAAGCTTCGTATGATCTGCGTCAGTAAAGACGTTAGAGTCTGTAGCAGCTTCAACCAGTGTACGAATCTCTGCAGCTGTTTGGTCAGCAGTAGCGCCAGCTTCAATACCGTCTAGCTTAGTACCGTCAGTAGCTACGTCACGTCCGTCTACAGTACCGCTTACGGCAACATTGCCTGTTACGTTAACACCAGTAGAAGTTGTTGCAATCTTGACTGAGTTGTCATGGTACAAAGAGACAGCACCATCTGCCGCAAAGTCAGCTAGTATCTCGCCTTCGTACTTCTCAACTCTAACCGACGCATTACCACGAAGCGTAAGGTTTCCAGTACCAGCATCATCAATGTAGCTGTGTACGCCTGAGTGATAGATCTGTAGGTCACTGCCTGCGCCAAACACTAGACGATCATCAGATACGCTTGCACTATCACCAAAGACAATGTTTGTACCGCCTGTTGTATTACCGTTGGCTAGGATCTCAGATAGTTCGTTGTTAGCTCCAACTTGGCTATCAACATACGCCTTAATAGATTGCTGGGTAGCAAGCTGTGTGGCTGAGTTAGACGCCATGTTGTCTTCGTCAAGCACAGCCGTACCTGATACACCTGTGTTTAGAACAGGAGACGTAAGCGTTTTGTTAGTTAGTGTTTGTGAGCCAGTCAGTGTGGCAACGGTAGAGTCAATAGCAAAGGTAACAGCATTACCTAAGCCAGACGTATCAATACCAGTGCCGCCAGTAAACGTCATAGTCTCACTGTCTAGATCAATGCTTAACGCACCACCAGTGTCAGCTTGGAAGTCTAGGTCTTGTGCAGTGACTTGTGAGTCAACGTACGCTTTTACGGACTGCTGTGTAGGAACCAGAGTTGCACTGTTAGATGCCATGTTGTCTTCATCGACAAAGGCAGTAACACCTATGGTTCCGTCAGAAATAGTTTCAAAGGTCAGGGTTCCGGTAAACGTAGGCCCTGCTGTGTCAGCTTTAGTTGCAATAGCTGTAGAGATTGCATCGAACTCAGTTTCGAATTCAGCGCCACGGATGATCTTTCCTGAGTCGCCTGTAGGTAACGAGTCCTTAGCTTCAAAGTCTGTAGTCTTGGTGTAATTCGACATCGGAAAGTCCTATTGCAGATAAGAAGGAGGAGAAAGGAAAAAGGGGCCATTGCTGACCCCTCTTGTCGTTCTTATGCAGAAGGTACTGCGAGAACGAAACCAGCTTCAGGACGGTATACCTGAACACCGTACAGCGTGTCAGCTGTGTACAGAGTCGAGAGGTATTCCTGCTTGTACTGAGTCTGTGAACGTACGGCCATTTGCTCTGCCATGACGATTGCGTCTTTGTGGAAGAGAAGAGCTGCACGTGTATCAACAGAAGATGCAGTGTTGTCAGCTGCAGCTTCGATAGTTGCACAGTTAGAAGACACGTAGATGTCTACACCGTACAGGTTACCGATGAGGCCACTGTTAACTGACTGACCACTTACGAAGTCAGAAGACACGTATCGGTCAATGCCCATGATGGCATTACGGGTTGCAGGTGGGATGATGAGGCAACGGTCTTCCATAGGAACGTCGTTGTCGTCCATCTTCTGAATCATGTCACGGAAGAACGCATCAGTAAAATCGTCGCCAGCAACAATAGTGTCGTCGGTGTACTGAGTAGTTGTACCGTTGTCGTTGAAGAAACAACCAGTGTGCTGGTAGTCAGTAGGAGCTACTGAACCAGAGTACACGATTGAACCACCGTTACCAAAGCCAGTACCTGCTGAGTGCAAGTCAGTGTCTACCTTAAGAGCAAGCTGATAGCCAGCGTCTTCAGTGTAAAACTGACGGAGGCTGTTGAGAGCCTGTACTTCGACGATGTCTTCGATAAGACGTGAGTACTCGAAGTGACGGTCAACAGCAATCTGCAGTTCTGACTCAAGGTTTGCTTGGATTGTTACCGCAGTGGCTTCAGCCTTTGCAGAAGCAGATCCACGTGTTGGCTTAGGAATGTGAATTACGTCACCTTTCTTACCAGACATTTGGATACGCTTAACAAGAGGTGCAAGCTTGAGGTTCTTTTGGTATGCTGCAATTACTTCGTCACTCCAGATTTCTGGGATAAAAGTACCAGCAGCGGTTTTGTCAACTACAGCATTAGCTGTAAAATAAGTTCCAGAGGTTTCGCCAGCCATGATAAATCTCCTTGATAATTAGGCTACTTAACTCGACCCTCTGCGTATGCTTTGAATATCTCGTCTGACATAGACTGATATCGTTCAGGGTCGGTTCGCATGAGTTTAATTATGTCAGCCCGACGATAAGTCTTTTTACGAGATCGCTCTGCTGTTCCTCTAGCAGTACCGGTAGTTGCAGCTTTGAGAGATTGTTTACGTGCTGTTCGTTCTACACTGGCTGTCTGCTTAACCATTTGGTTACGCTCTTTCCAAAGACTAAACAACTCGTTAGCAGCGTCATAGTCATATTCCTGGTCTGCTGCTACAAACATCTGAGTCCTATATTTAGAAGCTTTAATCCACTCAGCAAATTTAGCGTTACCTAGTATCTCTTGCATGTCAGGATGTTCTGACTGTAGTTGTGCAAGTGCGGTTTGCTTCTTGTACTGCTCAGTGTACTGTTGTGCTTCTCTAATTTTAGGATGATTCTCAATAGCTTTACTAACGGCTGATTTAGGATCAGTAAAGAAATCAATGTCGTCATCATCGTCAACGGGCTGTTGAACAGGTGTTTGTTTCTTTTCTTCGAGTTGTGTATGGATGAAGTCGTCTACGACCTTACGTAACTCACCAACTTCGGAAGACTGACGACCAAGCATCTTTTCAGCTTCTTGGTGCATCTGTACAATTTCTTGCACTGATTTACCTTGGTACTTATCTGGTAAATCTTCTTCTTGAGGTTTGGCTTTTAGTTTAGGTTTTTCTTGAGTTGGCTCATCAAATGATGTAGCTTCAAGATCAGTTGTTGTAGAGTCGTCTTCAATACGCTCGTCTATAATTGTCGCTCTTGACATATTAAACTACTCCGCCTTTTATTATGGTTATGGAGATAAATGTAAAAGGGTTAGCCGTTAGGCGTCCTTCTTTTTATTGCGTCCGGCTTTTTCATGTTCCCTAACCCATTTCATGTGCTGACCTGGAAAGTCTCCAGAAGCACCGTCAAGGTGGAAAGATGGGGCAGACACTAATCGCTTAGCATTAGCGCCACAACCACACCTACTAGTTGTGACGTCAGGCTGTACGAATTCTTCAAAGACATGTCCGTTAGTGCAACGGAAGTCATAGACTTTAAACATCTAAAGGTTCTTCGTCTTCTGCTTCTGCTTGCTCTCTAGCAGCAGTAATAGTGTTTTGTAAATTTATAATAGTCGCAAAGGCAGCTACTTGTCCTTTACGATAATGTAAATCTTCTATGTCTTTTACTGTTTGAATATCAGCAAGCTGAGTAGCATTAGTAGAAAGTTCTTGTACGAGTTGTTTGAAACCTTCGTGGTTGAAGAGTTCGTTATAATTATTAAAATAAGTTTCAAGCTCGGGAGTCATAGTTTCCTCTAATGTTTAACTATAGTAATAGTATAGCATATTTTTATTCATTTGTCAAGTCTTTTTTTAGACTTTCTTGCATTGCTTTTTGACGATCACAAGCATGGCAGTCACCACACACAATAAAACCATCAAGAGCATCTGTAGGATGTCTACAGGACCAGTACATCTCACGTAGCTCTTCAGGCATACTTAAGTAGATACCTTTGCTACGTTCTACAGAGTTGTACGTCATGTGTTCAAAAGGTGCTAACCAAATAGGCTTAACACGACGTGTAGTGCATAGTGCGTTTAACACACCTTGTGCTTCAGCACCTTCGTCCCTAAAGATGTTGTAGTCACCTGTATAAACAATGTTAAATGTTTTACCTAAACCAGAAGCAACCCTCATAGCTTGGAATAGTGCAAGCACCATGTCCTTACCACCTGGATACTTAGCTTTCCAAGAGTACACTGAGGAAGAAAACTCAAAGGGTCTTTGGTTCTTCCTCATGTAGTTGATCGTGTTTTCTATGGCTTTTGCTTCTGCTTTGACACGGCCTTCAGAGTTATCAATGTGTATAGAGTGTACGTGTATGTCTTGTTCTGTGTGTTCCAAAAGATTCCATAGTAATGAGACACTGTCCATACCACCTGAGTACATTACTATGGCTGTTTCTTTGTCGTTTCCTTTGAAGTAGTTTTTGTTTAAACATATATCTAAAGCTTGCTTTACTTTAGTTTCATAACTCACTTTTTTCTACGTCTCCCTGAAGCTGTAACTGCATGTTTTATTTTAGCAGGTCCGGTCTTTCGTCGTGCAGAAGAAGCCTTCTCAGCTTTGGTCATCTTAGCTGCAACAGCTTTAGGTCTACAAGAAGGGTAAGGACGTTTACTCTTGGTAGCTGACTTACGACCACAAGGCTTGCCCGTTTTAACGTCCACCCAGTCTTCTTTAAACCACTTCTTAAGGGCTGCACCCTCTTTACTTTTTCTTACGGCCACTTTTGTTACCCCAGTTTTTAGCACCTACCTTACGGCATTTAGCTACAGCACCAGAAGCGTACGCGGAAGGCCAAACCTTGTATCTAGACTTGACCTTACGCGCACAAGCGTCGTTTGCCTTTTTAGTTTTGGCTTTAGGCATAGCTGTTACTTCTTTTTCTTTCTGTTAGTCGCTGTTCGTTGACCACGTTTTGGTAAAGCAACTTTCTTTTTAGGCTTTGTTGTTTTCATTCCGTAACCAGGCATAGCTTTCTCCTTTGCTGTCTTAGACAGGTCTTCAAAATGGAAAAGTTTTACAGATGTTTTTCCGTGAGTTTTACCTGAGTGTAACGACCCATCAGGCATCTTGTGCGTACCGCCTGTATATTCAGTGCCGTCGCGCTTATAATGTTTTACACCTTTAGCCATTACCATTTCACCTTGTTGGCCCAAAATGCAGCTGACATCTTACCTTTGGCTATGTTCTTAGCGTGTCTAGCTTTGAACGACTTAGCCCTTTTAGTCATTGTTTTGTCACCTGTTTTACCTTGTTGACCAAATCGTATGGTCTTTACTTTGTCGCCTTCCTTAGCAACAACTACATGGGACTTCTTAGGGTGATTAGGAGTCCGCTTTGGCTTGTTGTACCCGCTTACGCCCGCTCGTGCTAGTCTTGGGTCTTTCTTTGAGGGCATTACTCAACTCCTCTATTTGGCGCTCCAGTAGGTCCAGTCGGTCGAACTGGCCTTTGAAGTTGTTGTTGATCTGGTCTAGGAGGATTTGCATTTCGCGTTGCGTTATTAGCATTAGATTGTCCTTTTTGGTCTATTGCTTTTTCTTTGATAAGCGTTTCAGCAACTTTTAGACGACGTTCAAACTCTTTGTCCTCTTGGTCACCTTCACGCAGGTTACGGGTAATAGCGTTAATCTTGTCAATCTCAAGCTCTTGAGGTACTGCTTGAGCTTCTGCTGCCAACTTAGCGGCTCTAGCCTGTGACTCTTGAGCCTGAGCAGATAGTGCTGCAGTTTGTGACTGCTGGAATGCCATCTGCGCTTGCTGAGCCTCCATTTGCATCTGTTGTGCTTGAGGATTAGGCTGCATTGCTTGCTGCATAGCTGCAATAAGCTCTTCACGGTTAGACAAGTTCATGTTGTCAATAACTGACTGTATTAGTGTACTGTACAATGGTGAGTCCTGACCCATAGTCTGCAACAACTGTACAAGCTGAGTAACTTCGTATTCACGAGCAATAATTCCTAATGTACTGCTTGCATTAAACTTGTAGTCAGCAACAGGGTAGTTTTCAGGGTCAAACTGCATGTACCTATGTGCAGCTTTTTTAACAAACGGAATTAAGAAAGACTGCTGGAAGTTAATTAGAGTACGCTTGTGTCGCTTAATAATAGCACCAAGAGACATACTAATGCCAGCGGCAGTAGCCTCGCCGTTAACACTACCAGCGATTCCTGCTGAGTCAACGGCTCCTGTTGCCTGCTGTACCATTTGCTGCAGTGCTCCTGCTTGAGCAAAAGTGATTTGATTAACTTGACCAAAGTTGAATGGCTGGAGTACTTCACGCGGATCTCCGTTAGTTAGAATCATTTTACCAGGACGTACTTCTGGTTTTGCACCGCGTGGTAAACGAGTAGCGTCAATAGCCATCATAGGATGAATGGTGAGACTTAGTGCGTCAATACGTGCGCGTAGTTCGGTGTCAAGTGCTTTTTGGCTGTTGTAACCTTTTTCACATACACCACGACCCCAAAAGCGACCTGGTACTACGTCCCAAGGAAAAGCTACTACAGGACGATCAGACATCATGTAAGGGTTAGCTTCTGCCTTCAAAAGTATACCGCCGTTAGCAACCACTACAACGGCCTCTACGTAACGTGACTCAGCGTCTACCTCTCCTACCACTTCTTCGTCTTCGTCGCTTACAGCGGAATCTAGAAGCTCTCGTGGCACTAAACCGTAGTACTTAGTTAAACGTACCTTGTCGTCATTGTAAATAGTTAAGTCTTGGTCAGGTTCCAAATCAGTATCGGGAGCAGCGGAACCTACGTACACGTCACGGTACACGCCTTGTTCTTGTAGAAGTTCCACTTGGTGTTTACTAACAAACTCATCAATAGCTACACCCATAGCGTCTTCAACATTGGTTGCTACTGGATCAATTAGGAAGTTCTGAGGCATTACTGGCTTAAGCTTTACAACTACACGGTCAGTAATGTTGACACCAACTGCCTGCAACTGTCCTTCCATAATAGGCTCAGTAGCAGGAACCATTTCCTTCATTTCTTCAATAACAATCTCACCAATGCCTGTACCAAAGACTGCTGAGTTAATTAGACACTCTGCGACAGCTTTACGTACCATGCAGTTTTCAAAGTCTTCCGTAAGCTTGTTACGCAGGAACTGCACGTCTTGTCTTTGGGTGTCACCAAGGTTGTCACTAACGTCAAACCACTTGCCACGTCCAAAGGTGGCTTCCTCAAGTTCCGCTACGTTAGACTCAACTGCTTGCTGAAGTGCAGGAGAAATAATACGGGAACGCTCAGACCCACGCTGGCTGTCAGAAGGATCCCATTGACCACGCCAGAGTCGATAATATTCTTCAAATTTACTTTCATAGTTGCTTTCGTAGTGGTCTCTCCAGTCTTCGCATTTAGTCATGACCCAGTCCTCAAGAGACTCTTGGATCATCAGTGGGTCTTGTTCGTATAGTTCACTCATATTAGTATCCTGCTACTACGTCTAAGATTTCGTGGTCTTCAATCTCGTACGTATAGTCGTACGCCACATTAGCCAGCTGGTCGATGTAAGCTAAAGCGTCAACCAAGTCATCGTGAGTTAATGGATCAGGGAACTGAAACAGCTGGTCAAGAAATCTAGCGTTCCATTCACCTTTATTTAACGTAATGTAGCCGTTTTCAAACCTACCTTGTAACGCCCACATAACTCTGTCTGTTTTCTTTTTATTACCGTGTGTCAGTTCTTCTACTCTAAAAAACGTACCGTACTTCTTTTGTAAGTCCACTAAAGGAGACATTACAGCTTGCTTAGCAATACCTCTTTCGATTCCAACCGATATGGGACGATAATCTCTAACGGCCTGAAAGATTTTGGTAGCCGTTTCGTCAAGACTCCATCGTCCATATATGATATTGTCAACAAACCAACCATACTCACTAACTTTAACGACGGCAATGGCAGTTTCGTCAAGTTTAGAATTCTTTGTTCGTTTTTTATTGACTTCTTCAAAACCTGCCAAGTCAACGGCAATGTAGTAATCTCCTATTTCCGGCTTATCCTCACTAAAGCGTACCCAGTCTTCCTTAAACATTTCTGACCCACGCGCTTCAAACGACGCCATAAATTCCTGACGAAACGCATAAGACGACATAGAGCGTTTAGCAACATCAATTTCGTCCGCATCCAATAATGGATTGTCATAAGAAGTAAAGTGCCAAGCTTTGTACGTCGGATCATCGTCTAACTCCGCATATTTGTACAACTCATAAAAATGGTTGCGACCCATAGGTGTCCCTATGAACATTGCACAGCCTTTTTGGTCAGCCAAAGCAGGTCTCAAGATTTGTTCAAATACGTCAGGTTTCATGTCTGCGTACTCGTCCATCACTAGGAACTTGAGGCTGACACCTCGCATTGTTTCTGGTCTGTCGGCACCTTTTAGGCTAATGGTAGCACCGTTGACAAGCTTAATTTGAAGATTATTAATGTGACTACCGCTAATAACAGGATGCCCCAATTCAAGCAGGGTTTGCCACATGATGTCTCTGGCTTGTCCTTGAGTAGGTGCGACGTAAAATACATGGCCTCTGTCCGCCTGTAGTGCGTTAACTATTAACATCCACGCTGCTAACCTAGACTTACCTGTACGTCGCCCAGCAGCTACTATTTTAAATCTTGTGTCGTCTGCCCAAACATCTTGTTGCCAAGGCAGTAACTCAATGTTTAAGTCGGTCAAAAGTTCAGCCTTGGTGTTGCTAGTACTAATTCAAACGAAATGATGCTAACAAACGTTGATACTGCTTCTGGTGTAAGACTTAGGGTATCTCCTTCCTTTGCTACAAGGAACTCTCCAAACTGTCCACCGAACTCTAAGAACTCTCCAGAGTTAACATTCTTACCTGATAAGAAATCAATGTTGACACTATTGTGTACCCAACGTGCATCAATGCTTTTACTACTACCTGTTGTATTGGAAATAAACAAGTAAGTAACTACTGCGTCATAACCAGCAGGCACGTCCAAGATAGTATTGGAAGAACCAGCAGTCAGTGCATCACCGTGTGAAAACTTCATATCAATAAGTCCACATAACAGGAGTAGTACCACGCGTGTCCACGTGTACAAAACCTTTGTCAATACCTATGCCAGTAAACTTAAGTTCAATGGCTTTGGTTACAATCGTAAGGCGATCAGCGGCATTTGTTATTTTTATGTCTGCCGCGATGCCTTGTGCGTGAGTACCAGGTACGTCTTTCTTAGCCTCTATAGGATGCTTAGTTGGATGCCTATAGCCACTCGTGACTTCAAAAGGAAAACCACATGCCTCACGTAACTCGTCTAACTTCTCTAGGAACTCTCGTTCCATGTTGTTGGTGCCTGTAACCTGACAGTCAAATTCTTCTCGTGTGAAGTACTTAAGACTCATCTACTACTTCTCCTTCAATAATGTCAGGTGTTGAGACCTCAGCAGTACCAACGCCACTAATGTTGATCTGAATAGCGTTTCTACCAGTGTCCTTTACTACGTCTTTTTCAAAAGCACCTACAGGCAACATACGGTCCATAATTAACTTCCAAGCTGCAGCCTGATTCTTATGGTCGTTGTCCAAAGCAGCATCAAAAATAGTCTCCAACACCAGTCGTGACTTAGGTGATGCCAACATACGTGCTTTGTATTCATTGATTATCGCTGCGTCACCCTTTGGTCGGCCTACTTTGCCCTTGTTACCTGGCTTAACAGCAGCTACTTCTGACTTTCGGGGTCTACCACGACCTCTTTTTTTTATTTCAGCGGTCATAACATAAATTGTCCCTAATTACAACTATAGTATAACACAAGTTTACACAAAAGTCAAGTTATTTTTTAGTTATTTTACAAAGTAGTAGTTTTACTAGTGTAAACAATAGGTTACATGAGCAGTAATTACCGTTATTTTTTCTAATTTTGGCTTATTTTGTGCTTAGGTAGCTACAACTATAATTATACAGCAGCAACAGGGGCCCCCGCCTCAAGTTTACACCAGGAAACCAAAGAAGTCAAGCCGTAGTTTTACCAGTTGACACGGGTTGCAACTCATGTTAGCCCGTGAAGCTGGCATGGTTGCTGCATGAGGTGCAACATGGGGACAACCTGTGGATAACTTCGGGTGCAACATTGGCACAGAGATTGCATGAGTTGCCAAGTGTGTGAG